ATGAATAAGTACGCATCTCTTGATAAAGACATGCAATATTCATTTTATCTAAATAGTTTGAGAAAAAGGAAGAGATTCTCTCCCTGGCTTCGTAAAGATAAAATCTCAGATCTGGATTATGTGAAACGTTATTATGGTTATAGTAACGAGAAAGCATCTCAAGCACTGAAACTTTTATCAAAAGAGCAAATCGAATTTATTAAACAACGACTTACACTGGCGGTAAAAAATGACTCAAACTGTTGAGCCACAAGTAAACTGGTCACAGGACCAGATGATTGAGGTGGTATTGAATGAACCTGACGATTTCCTGAAGGTAAGAGAAACTCTGACAAGAATTGGTGTTGCTTCTCGCAAGGAGAAGAAGTTGTACCAGTCTTGCCACATCCTGCATAAGCAAGGTAAATATTACATTGTTCACTTTAAGGAACTGTTTGCACTTGACGGCAAGTATGCAAACTTGACTGTGAATGATGTTCAACGTCGCAACAGAATCACTCGTCTTCTGGTTGACTGGGGACTGATTTCTGTTGTCAAGGAAGATGCAATTCGAGACATTGCTCCTCTGAATCAAATCAAAGTCCTGCCTTATCGTGATAAGAACGAGTGGACTCTGGAGCAAAAGTACAACATTGGTAAGAAGGGGAAAACCGAAGAATCCTGACGGTTTTCCGACTTGCCTTTTTCAAGCGAAGTCTTATAATTATATTGTGAGCGCCGAAAGGGTTCACACTTTACACTCGCTTAAAAAGGAGAAACACCATGGGATCTATGGGTCAACTCGCACGATACCGTTCAGGTGATATCGATTCCTTCCTCAAGGACATCGATCGTTACTCGATTGGTCTGGATAGAATGTTCAATCATCTTGGTTCCCTCAACCAGGATGTGAATTATCCACCTTACAACCTCGTCAAACTGGACGAGAATACGTTTAGTCTGGAACTTGCCCTCGCAGGATTCAAAGAGGATGAAGTCAAGGTCTACACTGAACAAAGTCAACTCGTTGTTGAAGCAGCAAAAGCAGACGCAGACAAACGCGAATATGTTCATCGCGGCCTTGCTGCTCGTTCCTTCACTCGCACTTGGACACTCTCTGAGGATGTGGAAGTCAAAGAAGTGAAGTTTGAACACGGGGTTCTTTCAGTGTCCTTGGTTCGCATCATTCCAGAGAATCACAAACGTTTCTTGTGGTTTGGTAAGGATGACCAATAAATAAAACTGAATATCGTCGGCGCGGGGAGCAACTGGCAAAATCCAGTTGCCTTCCCCCCTTTTTTATGCTATTATATATAGGAGAACGAATTAGAAAATGACGGTCAAATTAGTCCTTTTGAAATCTGGTGAAGATGTCGTTGCTGATGTCGCAGAGATGGTTGTTGGTGAGGCACAGGCAGTTGTTGGTTACTTCCTGAAGAATCCTTGCACCGCAAAAGTTTACAAGAGGGACTCGGGTGACACTGAGATGAAAGTGACTCCTTACATTCCTTTGAGCAAAGACAAAACAATTCCTGTCCCAGCAGATTGGGTTGTAAGTATTGTCGAACCAATTGATCAACTAACAGAACTTTACTTAAAGTCAATTAAGAAATATGGAAAATCTGAAGATTTTGATTCTGCCGAATCTGACACTGCTGACACAGATTGATGAAGTCGCTGCTGATCTTGGATCACCAGACTGCAAACTGACCGAACCCTTTGTTCTTAAAGATGATGGAACATTGGTTCCCTGGTTGGTTGATATTACCAATCAGAACACCTTCATGATTCACTCTGATAAGATCTTGACTATCGCTGACCCAACTGGTAAACTAAAAGACAAATACGAAGAACTTCTGAAATAATGCGCTTTTACACCAACGTCCAACTGATTGGCAATGATGTTCTCGTCCGTGGATATGAAGGTGGTCAAAAGGTCATGTTTCGGGAGGAATATTCTCCCACTCTGTTTGTCAAGTCGAAACGAGAAACGGATTGGCAAACACTTGAGGGTGAGTTTGTAGAACCCATCAAACCTGGCACCATTCGTGACTGTCGGGAATTCTTCCGCAAGTATGATGAGGTGGAGGGATTTAAGATTTATGGAAACGAGAGATACATCTATCAATACATCTCTGACAAGTATCCTGAGGATGAGATCAAGTTTGACATCTCTAAGATTGATCTGGTCACCATTGACATTGAGGTGAAGTCTGAGCAGGGATTCCCTGACCCAGAGCACTGCAATGAAGAGATGTTGACCATCTCCATTCAGGATTATTCCACTAAGAAGATTATCACCTGGGGTCGTTATCCTTACACACCATCTCAAGATAATGTTACTTATCATCACCACCCCGAGGAAGCGGACATGCTCAACGCTTTTCTTTATTGGTGGTCCAATAATTATCCAGAAGTTGTCACGGGTTGGAACACACGTCTTTACGATATTCCTTACATCTGTGGACGCATCGATCGAGTCCTTGGTCCTAAGAAGGTTCGGATGCTTTCGCCTTGGGGTCGCGTAAGTGGAGAAGAGATTCACATCTCTGGACGTAAGTACAATGTCTTTGAGATTGCTGGGATTACCAGTCTGGATTACTTGGAACTTTATAAGAAGTTCACTTACACCAATCGTGAGTCTTATCGATTGGACTTCATTGCTGATGTGGAACTCGGTCAGAAAAAGTTGGATCACTCTGAGTTCGACACCTTCAAAGACTTTTACACAGGGAACTGGAAGAAGTTCGTTGATTACAACATCGTTGACGTGGAACTGGTTGACAGACTGGAGGACAAACTCCGTCTGATTGAACTGGTCATCACGATGGCATTTGATGCCAAGGTGAATTTTGTTGACCCAATGTTCCAGGTCCGTCTGTGGGATACCATCATTTACAATTATCTTAAAAAGAAGAAGATCGTTGTTCCTCCCAAGGACAGGAGTGACAAGGATGAGAAGTTTGCTGGTGCTTATGTGAAGGAACCAAAACCAGGAAAGTATGACTGGGTTGTGTCCTTTGACCTTAACTCTCTTTATCCTCACCTGATCATGCAGTACAACATCTCACCAGAGACACTGGTGGATGATCGTCATCCGACTGCGACTGTTGATCGCATTTTGAATGAAGAGATCAACTTTGAGTTGTACAAGGATTACGCTGTCTGTGCCAACGGGGCAATGTTCCGCAAGGACGTGAAGGGATTTATGCCTGAGTTGATGGAGAAGATGTATGCTGAACGTAAGGCATTTAAGAAAGAGATGCTTAAGTGTAAGCAGAAGTTGGTTGACATCGAATCAAAACTCAAAGGTAACAAAGATCCTGTTCTCCTGAAGCAAAAGGATCAAACGATTAAGGACATTGCCAAGTTCCACAACTTCCAGATGGTTCGTAAGATCTGTCTGAACAGTTGTTATGGTGCCATCGGTAACGCTTACTTCCGTTACTTCAAACTTGCCAATGCAGAAGCAATCACTCTGTCTGGTCAGACTTCAATCCGCTGGATTGAGAAGAAGATGAATGATTACCTCAACAATCTCCTCAAGACTGAAGGTGGTGATTATGTTATTGCTTCTGACACTGACTCGATTTATCTGAATTTTGGTCCAGTTGTGGATAAGTTTCTCTCTAAGTTTGCTGATGACAAAGAGAAGACTGTCACGATGATCAACAAGATCTGTGAGGATCAGTTGGAACCTTACATCGACAAGTGTTACACACGTCTTGCTGAGTATGTGAATGCTTACGATCAGAAGATGCAGATGAAGCGAGAGAACATCGCAGATCGTGGCATCTGGACAGCGAAGAAGCGTTACATCTTGAATGTGTGGGACAGTGAGGGTGTTCGTTATGAGGAACCTAAACTGAAGATCATGGGCATTGAGGCAGTGAAGTCATCCACTCCAGCACCATGCCGCACAATGATTAAGGATGCACTCAAACTGATGATGAGTGCGACCGAGGATGAGGTCATCGATTACATTGAACAAGCAAGAATCAAGTTTAAGAAGATGACACCAGAGGAGATTGCCTTCCCGCGCTCAGTTTCCGATGTGAACAAACACAAGAACAATGCCACGATCTATGGCAAAGGTTGCCCAATGCATGTTCGTGGAGCATTGCTTCACAATCATTATGTAAAAAAGAAAGGTCTTGAGAATAAATATTCAATGATTAATAATGGGGACAAAATTAAGTTTGTCCAATTGAAGAAACCAAATCCCATGGGGGAGAATGTGATCTCCTTTGCTTCAGATTTTCCAAGGGAACTCGGTCTTCAACAATACATTGATTATGACTTACAATTTGACAAGGCATTCCTAGAACCTGTCAAGGTTATCTTGGATGCGATTGGATGGAATGTTGAAAAAACGGTAAACCTTGAATTATTTTTTGGATAATGGATTTCCTTAAAGACATCGTAAAAGAGATTGGTGGCGAGTACACCCAACTCGCTTCAGACATCGACGAGACTGAAACTTATGTTGACACGG